AGTGCGTGCCAGCACCACCGTCAACTGACAGTCCGCTCACCAGGCAGCCGCGTTTCCCCTGGAAATCAAAGGGATCCGTCCCTGGCGCCAACTGCTCGCCGCTCCGTCCCTTCATGCTGGACGTTTGGCCGGGATCTTGGAGCCCGGGTGATGCACCGCCTTGCGGTAGGTGGCCGTCTTGCTGCCCGCACCGCGGAACCGCAGCGCCTTGGCGCGACGAGCCACGATGTCGTGCGCCCGGGTCTGGCCTCCGAACTGGTGGATGGCCGCGTACTCCAGGTCCGTGCCCACCTCGACCTGGTCGGGCGTGGCCCGCACGTGGATGGAGTTGCGCAGGCGGCCGCTGCGGGACAGCAGCTTCTTGCGGCTGGTGCTGGCCGGGTGACGCTTGGGCCAGGGCGCGCCGTCAGCGCCGGACTGCTCCTTGAAGTGGTCCAGGGCGCGGTTGCGCAGGAAGTGGCCCAGCTCCTGGTGCATGGCGGTGAAGTTCAGGCGGCGCACCCGCTCCACGCGGTCGATGAACCGGCGCAGGTCGCCCGTCGCCTGGAACTCCATCACCAGCCCGCGACTCATTCAGAAGCCCTCCAGCTTGTCGCGCCCGAACACGGACGGCGAGCTCACCACCTGCGCCCCCAGATCCTTGGGCGGGGTGGGCACGCCGATGGTGACCTTGCCCGACGCCAGGCGCTCCAGGAACTGGACCGCGGCCCGGTGCTGATCCACCACGCTCTCGTCGGCCGAGGACCTGTCGAAACCCCGGGCGGAGTAGAGGCGGTAGACCGCCAGGTCGACGGCGATGGTCCTGAGCGCCCGCGGCACCGGGTCGAACGGCACCACGTACCGGGCCTGGGCGTAACCGTCGATCTCGGCCGAGGCCTCCTCGATGGCGCGGGTCACTCGGCCCTCGTCCACCTGGTCATGGCGGTCCAGGTCAGAGACCTCCTTGAGGACGTCCTCCCCAAGCCGCTCCACCAGGTCCTGGCGCGTGCAGTAGGCCATGGTCTACTTCTTCCCCTTGGCCTTGGGCGCCTTGACCTTGGTGGCCGGCGGCTCGTCCGCGACCGGCGCCGGGGGCTTGACCTCGGCGGAGATCTCCGCGGCCTGGACCACCGGCGACTCCTCGGCCGCACCGGGCTGCTCGGGCTCGTCGGCCAGGATCTCCACTTGCAGCATGGGCTCGGCCATCAAGGCCTTGAGCTGCGTGGCGGTGAAGGTCTCGTTGGGGTAGGTGGCCTGCGCCGGGTGCGCCAGGCCCGCCCGCCGGAACCCCGGCTTCCTGCACGTGATGTGAACGGCCATTCCAGCCTCCTTGAACACCGGTTCAACGCCCCGAAGGGCGGGGCCTGGGAGGCGACCGGCCTCCCAGGCCCCAGGCACCGGCCGGCGAGTACCACCGGCTGTCAAGCGGCGGCGGGGTGCCGACTGGGTACGACCCATCCCCTCCGCCTCTACAAGGATCAGGCCTGGTCCGCTCCGGTGGAGCCGTAGGCCATCTGCCACAGCCCGTAGCCGACGTTGTGACGAGCCCGCGCCCCGTACAGGAACTTGTCCTTCATGAAGACCTGGCTGTCCTGGGTGTTCTCGCAAGCCACGAACTCAGGCTTCTCGCGCTGCTGCACGATGAACGGCCGCACCGGCTTGCTGCAGTCCAGCAGGAACCAGGCGGTCGGGTTGGACGAGAGCTCGGGGTAGACCACCAACTGCGCCGAATTGCGGTAGATGTTGGTCGAGCCCTCGATCTGCTCGCTCATCAGGATGATCTTGGCCACGTCCTCGAGCTGCGGGGGCACCACCAGGTGCGTGCCCTTGATCTTCATGGACTTGCCGTTGGCGCCCAGGCGCGCCGCCAGGTTGGCACGCGCGGCCCCGTAGGATTCAGCCGAGAGCGGCGCGGTGCCGGTATTGCTCTGGCTCTGCCCGTTGACCGGGTGGTCGGTGTCGAAGAAGTACTGCCCGTCAAAGCACTCATGGTCGAAGCCGTCGAGCATCACCTCGGCCAGCAGGTCGTCCGGGTGCGAGGCCATCTGCTGGGCGATGTCCTGGACGCGCGGCTTCACCACTCCCAGCTTGTCGTCCTCAATCTCCTCCCGGGTCACGCCGATGGTGAGCTCCCACTTGCGGTTGCGGATGGTGTAGCTGGCCCCCTCCAGGTTCTTGACCTGCCGGTCGCCGATCCACTCCCGCACCTGCGGCAGCTCGGCCAGCCAGGCGTAGGTCTCCTCCGAGGAGTTGCTCTCGACGGCCGTGGCGATGTTGGTCCAGGTCACGGTCGCGATGGCCAGGGAGGCCAGGAACAGGGCGCGAAACCCCTTCGCCGCGGTCTGCAGGGCAGCGTTGTTGATGATCATGGTCTTGCCTCCTCCTGTTACGCCCCCTCGAGCGCCGTCACGCGGGCGTCGAGGGATTGCTGGTTGCTGTACGGGTTGCCGACCGCGGTCTGGAGGCCGCTGATGGCGCTGGTGTGGCTGCCCACCGTCAAGACCAGCGTCGACATCAGCGCGTTCAGGGCGGAGGCCGGGATGACCCCGATCTCGACCCACACGCCGTCGGCCTCCACGTCCACCACGATGCCGGCGGCCGAGAGCGTGCCGCCGCCGTTGGTCTTGGCCACGGTCTCGTCGTCCACCACGAACACCGGCTTGCCCACCTCGGCCAGGGTGATGAGGTCCGCGTCGGCCGAGTTGGCGTACTTGAACACCCCGCGCTCCACCGGCACGGTCACGTCGCCGTTCTGGCCCAGCGTGTTGTCCACCGTCTCCGAGGCGCGCCCCGTGGCGATCAGGCCCGTGGCCGCGCTCCCGGGCTCGGCGTAGCCGTCGTTCAGCACGACCAGGCTGCCCTTCCAGATCTTGACCCCGGTCGCCACCGGGAACACCAGCTGCTTGCCCGACCGCTCGGGCGTGTTGCGATCACGCGTCAGCGCCATGATGGTCCCTGCTCCTTCCGGCGCTACTGCGCCGCCTCGTTGTGCTTCTTGAAGTCCTCCGGCTTCAGGCCCAGGTCCTTGCAGACCTTGAGCTCCTCGGCCGTCAGGCCGCCCTCGCCGGTGCGCTGGGTGGCGGTCCCGACCGCCTGCGTGCCCTGCGGAACGACCACCGGCGCGTCCTTCAGGAACGCCTCGGCGCAGGCCCGGTCGCTCAGCGCCAGCGTGCGGAACCGATCCTTGAACGCCGGCGTGATCTTCCCCTCGGTCACCCCCTTGGCCACCAGGTCGTCCGCGTCCCGCGCATCCAGTCGGTCCTTGAGCGCCTTGTACTCGGCGACCGGAACCGTGGACCCCGCGTTGGCCAGTCCCACCACCTTGGCCTTCAGGCCGGCGTCGTCCACGTCGTCCTTCAGCGCCAGGACCTGCACCAGGTCGCCGCGCAGGGCGCCCAGCCGCTCGGCCGTCTTGGAGCCGTCCAGCGCCCGCTGCACCGCCCCCAGCACCTCGTCGTCCGTGGCGCTGTCCTTCAGCGCCAGCATCTGCACCAGCCGTGCCTTCATGAGCTTCTCCTCCTCGTTGAAGGGTTGGTCCTTGTTCACCAACGCCGGCATGTCCACGATGGCCGGGTTGTTGGTCATGCCCACCGAGTGGATGCGCACCACGCGCCCGTCGCCGGCGCGCACCAGCGTGACCGGGCTCAGGTAGCGGTACTCCAGGGACTCGATCAGTGCGGCCGCCCGGGCGTTCCAGAACACCCGCCCCACCAGGCCGTCGGCGTGGGCCATGACCTCCTTGATCCATCCGGCCGCCGGCGCCTTGCCGTCCGGCGCGGCCCAGTCACCCCCCAGGGTCTGGTGCTCGTAGTCGATGACCAGGTCCACGCCCTCGGCCTTGAACGCGTCGATGCAGGCCTGGATGGCCTGGTCGTCGCACAGGAAGTCGCCGCGGGTGGACTTGACCTTGCCGCGCGGCACCAGCACCACCAGCGGGGGCGCCTTCTTCCCGCCCGCCACGTCCGCCAGCACCAGCTCCACCAGGTGGCTGCCGCGATTCAGTTGCATTCCCAAGTCCTCGCCTGTACAATTCGCTCATGAGGTGGTGTCACCCTGACCGCCGAGCCGACCGAATATGTCGGGGTGACGCCGGGGCGTGGTCGGCTCACGTTCCCCTTTGACCTCATGGCTTCACCCCCGGAAACAACAACCCGCCTGTGCGTTGGCCGTCGAGATAGCCCCCAGACGCGGGGTACATGGTGATCGCCTCACACGCGGGGCCGTGCGTCTCCACTACCACCAGCGCTCCCCCGGAGTGTCCTTCCGTGCGCCAAAGCGTTATGTACCGCTGCCGGAAGACCACGCGCTTGCCGTCCGTGTAGGGCACGTTCCAGACCTCGAACGGCCGCTCCAGCAGGTCGGGCAGCAGCCCGAGCGCCGGCGCGTGGTCCGGCCGCTCCTCCAGGTGCTTGACGAGCTGCTGGCTGGGGATGACCAGGTCGCCTGTCGCGCTCCTGATCCCGCCCTCGCCGAAGGCCGCCTTCACGGCCCCCGCGATGTCGGCCGGGCGCGCCCCGTCCAGCGCGGCAGGCCGCGGCGGAAGAGAAGCCTGGTCGATCTGGGCGTAGGCCGGACGCCCGAACGCCGCCGGCCCGGGCAGGCCCGGGATCGCCACGAACTTCCCCTCGGTCTGCTTCGAGAGCATCGCGGCCAGGGGGGCGACCCAATCACCTCCGGGCGCATGGTCGAACCCCTTGTCCGGGCTTACCGTCGCGAACGCCTCGCCGTTCTCCACCTGCAGGCCACGGGCCCGCAACTCCGTCTCGCCCATGGCCCGCACCGTGCAGCGGCAGTTGAAGCCGTTGGGCGGGTACCAGGTGTCCCAGATGGGGTCGTCCGCCCGGAACACCTTGCCGTCCATGGCCGCATGCGACGGCCGAGTGGCCGAGTCGCCCACCGCGTCGTACTGCCAATACGGCAGGCCAGACTCCTTCATCTGGGCATGGTGCCCGGCTGAGTAGGCGGTCAGCACGTTGGTGCGGAAGATGGTCTCCACCCGCCAGCGGTGTTCGCGGCCGGTCCATCCCTGCGCCTCAAGCACCCCGCTGATATCCTTGCGGAATTGCTCGGCCGTGGTGCCCTGACTGATGGCCTTGTCCAGCGCGGTGTAGACATCCTGCAAGAGGTCGAGCCGGGCGATCCCCGAGACCGTCCAGGCCCGGTCCCGCGCCTCCCGGATGAGCTCCTCGAATTGCCCTTTGGGCAAGACGACCTTGCCACGGAAGTAGGCCTGGGCCTCGGCGAACGGCAGCGGTTTCCAGTCGACCGACGCCGGACCCCTGTCCGCCAGGACGCGCACGTCCAGGTCGGTGCGCCGCCCTTGCAGGTTGGCCACGAACACGGCCCGGGCCAACGCATCAGCGAGGCCTTCCGGCTTGAGCCAGATGTAGGCCTCCAGGAGCGATGTCCGAAGCTGCTCCAGGTTGCCCGCCCGGTCGATCGCGCTGGCCAGGACCGCGACCATGGCGTCCATCGCCGGGTAGGACTGCGTGGTGGCCTCGCTCACCAGCGCGTCCAGCTTGTCCGGATCGGTGGTGGGCGAGTCGCCCGCGCCGCGGTCGGCCAGCACCAGCACCCGCTCCCGTCCGCAGGCGCACCGGGCAAGCGGGACGGCGGACTTGTGCGGGGTACCCCCATCGGTTGCCGTCTGTGCGGCCTCTCCTGGTGCCGCCGCCCCGCCACCGGTCTTCGGCGTCACGATGGCCTCACCATCGCCGGGCGCCGGGATCCCGAACCGCTCGTACAGGTGCGCCGCGGCCATCGGCAGGCCCACGTCGCGCACCAGCACCGCGTAGGTCTCGGCGGTGGCCTGTTGAGTCGATAGGATTTTTCAGCCGCCTTTCCCGCCGCGTGGGTGAGTATTACCGGGACGGAAGGCTCCGTCAAGGACCAGGGCGGACAGACATGGGGAGAAAAGTCCTGGCGGCAGAGAGGGAAACGGA